ACAAGATGGAGTCCTATAGTAAGAACATATGAATCTGATTGGTAATGAAAAGTCCTTGTGTTCAAATCTGTAAACTTATAGATAGTATATGTATTGGTTGTTATAGAACAACAGAAGAAATAACTATGTGGTCAAAGTATACAGATGAACAAAGGAAAGAGATAATTAAAGAAATTCAATCAAGTCGTTGTCAAGTTTAATCCAACAATTAGAACAGACTACTTTACAACTATTCATTAGTTTGTGAACTTCTTTTCTACTTGCATCATTTGTGCCGACTCGTTTTGCTTGTTTTTTAATTTCTACATCATGGGGGTAAAGTTTTAAACATACAGTTTCACTTTCTCCACAATGTACACAAGATTCATTTTGTAAGTGATTGTTTAACCATGAAACTCTTTTTTGGTAATTCCTGCGAGCTACCTTTTTAATAGTTTCTTTATATTTTTCATAATGTGTTATCATGTTATTATTTATAAGTTTTATAACATATAAAAGTAGGTTTTTAGAAACTTAATTTTTATAAATACTAGGAAATAAAGAGAGTACTCTAAAATTAAGGAGCAAAAATCATGTCATTTTTAGTCTCACCTGGCGTTCATGTTAGGGAAATAGATTTAACAAATGTTGTACCTGCAGTTGCAACCTCTATTGGTGCAATAGCTGGAGCATTTCAGAAAGGCCCAGTTGGTTCTGTGACAACTATTACGTCAGAAGAGCAATTGGTACAAATTTTCGGTAAACCACAATCAACTGGTAATCAGTTTGAAACATTTTTTACAGCTGCAAACTTCTTACAGTATGCAGATAATTTAAAAGTAGTTAGAGCAGAAAGTGCAATAGTTAATGCTGGTGCAAACTCTGGTATACTTATTAGAGATGATGACCACTATCAAGCATCTTTTGATGCTGGACAAGGTTCTCATGGAGAATGGGCTGCAAGAACAGCTGGAACTTGGGGTAACTCAATCGGTGTTCAGATTTGTGCAAGTTCTACTGCATACGAACAAGTATTGGGTGCAAGTTACTTAACAGTTGGTGAAGATGCTGTTGGTTCTACATCAATTGCAGTAGATGACGTAGATGCATCTGGTGAAGCATTTAATGTCGGTGACTTAATTTCTTTCTATTCCGACTCTGCTGGTACAACAGCTGTTGATGAATTTAACGAATACGAAGTTACAGCAATCGACACCAGTTCAAACACATTAACAGTTCGACTAAAAGACGATCCAAATGGTGCTGGACTACAAAACATTATTCCAGATAATTCATACATCAAAAGACGTTGGGGTTTCTATGACTTGTTTGATGCAGCTCCCGGCACATCAGATTGGGCAACAGCTAATGGCCGTGGCTCTAATGATGAAATGCATGTAGTTATTTATGATACTACAGGAGATATTACAGGATTTGATAATGGAGTTGCTGGACAAAGAACTTCTTCAGCAATCGAAGTATTTGCAAATATGTCAAAAAATCCTAATGCAAAAACAGCACAAGGTTCTAATAACTACTATGCAAATGTTATTTTTGTACAATCACAGTTTATTTACTGGACAGATCATATTTCTGCTGGTTCTAACTGGGGAACAGATACAACATCAACATATACAGATGTTATTCCAATAACCATAGATGAATTAACTGGTGGAACAGATGATTTCTCTACAACAGCTGGAGAGGTTGAATTAGCTTACGATAAGTTTGAGGATACAGAATCATTAGATATTAACTTAGTATTAGGTGGTTCATCAAGTATCGTAGCTGATACTTCAACTGGACATGATACTCATGTAACAATGATTACCGCATTATGTGAAACTCGTAGAGATTGTGTGGGATTTGTTTCTCCATATCGTTCAGCAACTGTGGGTGTTTCACTTTCCTCGACTGCTACTCAAAATGTTGTAACTGCATTTGATTTATGTCCAAGTTCATCATATATGGTATTCGATAGTGGATACAAGTATATGTACGATAAGTACAATGATGTATTTAGATTTGTACCATTAAATGGAGATACTGCTGGACTTTGTGCATTTACAGACCAAGTTGCAGATAGTTTCTTTTCTCCTGCAGGTTTTAACAGAGGTAATGTTAGAGGTGCAGTCAAGTTATCTTTCAACCCAACAAAAGCTGAAAGAGACCAACTATATCGTGCAAGAATAAATCCAGTAACTAACTTTCCTGGCCAAGGCGTAGTTCTTTTTGGAGATAAGACTGCATTATCAAAGCCAAGTGCATTTGATAGAATTAATGTCAGACGATTATTCTTACTTCTAGAAAAAGCAATTGCAACTGCAGCCAAATTTCAACTCTTTGAGTTCAATGATGAATTTACAAGAGCACAGTTTAGAAACTTGGTAGAGCCTTTCTTGAGGGATATTCAAGGTCGTAGAGGTATTACAGATTTCTCTGTTGTTGCAGATGGAACAAATAATACTGGAGAAGTCATTGACAGAAACGAATTTGTGGCAGACATCTTTATCAAACCTGCAAGGTCTATCAACTTCATAACACTTAACTTTATCGCAGTTAGGACTGGGGTAAGCTTTACAGAGGTAGGAGGCTAATCATGGGAAACATAGATGACTTTAAAGCAAATCTAATTGGAGGTGGAGCAAGAGCTAACCAATTTAGAGTAACAATGACACCGCCTTCTGGAATTGCAATTGGACTAGATGTTCGTAGAACTTCATTTTTAGTAACTGCAGCACAATTACCTGCATCTACATTAACTGAAATACCAGTTCCATTTAGAGGTAGAAACATTTATATTACTGGTGATAGACCAGCTCCAGAAACTTGGGATGTTACAGTATATAATGATACCGATTTTATGATAAGAAATGCAATGGAACTATGGCAAAATGGTATTAACAGTTACGTTGATAATACTGGAGCTATTTCTCCATCTGATTATCAAACAGACTTGACTGTAGAACAATTAGATAGAGATGATACAGTTTTAAAGAGTTACATCTTTAGAAACGCATTCCCTCTTACAATAGGTGCAATTGAGTTAAGTTCTGCTGAAGCAACAGAAATTGAAACATTTCCTATCACATGGAGATATCAACACTTTGAGCCTTCAGGCGTGAGTTTCTAACCTACTAAATAGAAGACAATAGTAGGAGATATTATGGCTGAACTTTTTGGTTTCAAATTTGAAAGAATTAAAGACTCTGGCAGCAAAGAGAAGTTTACTGAACCTAGTTCAGAAGACGGAACTCTTGAAGCTGTCGGAGGCGGTTTCTATGGACAACTTTTAGACACAGATGGTAGAGAACGAAACGAACAAGACTTAATTCGTAGATATCGTGATATTGCCCAACAACCAGAATGTGATTCTGCAATTGAGGATATCATAAATGAAGGCATTGTGTCAAATGAAAAAGACCAAGCTGTTGCAATAGAACTTGACAGATTAGCTTATCCTAAAAGAATTAAAGATAGAATTAGAGAAGAATTTGATACTGTATTAGAGTTACTTAACTTTGATACAAAAGGTCACGATATTTTTCGTAGATGGTATGTTGATGGTAGAGTTTATTATCACAAAGTTATTGACCAAAAAAATCCAAAAAAAGGTGTTTTAGAGTTACGATATATCGAACCAAAAAAAATTCGTAAAGTTAAAGAAGTAAGTAAAGAGGTAAAAAAAGGTACAAGTGTAGAGCTTGTTAGAAAAGTAAATGATTATTATCTTTATAATGATAAGGGTCTTAAAACTGGAACAACTGAAGGTATTAAGATTGCACCAGATAGTATTACATATTGTCCAAGCGGACTAATAGACCAAAATAGAGGTCATGTTTTATCTTATTTACATAAAGCAATTAAACCAGTAAATCAACTAAGAATGATTGAAGATGCACTTGTTATCTATCGTATATCAAGAGCTCCAGAAAGACGTATATTTTACATTGACGTTGGTAATCTACCAAAGATTAAAGCAGAACAATATCTAAAAGATGTTATGAATCGTTATCGTAACAAACTGGTATATGATGCTTCTACTGGGGAAATCAGAGATGATAGAAACCAAATGTCTATGTTAGAAGACTTCTGGTTACCAAGACGAGAGGGTGGTAGAGGAACAGAGATTACTACTTTGCCCGGCGGTTCTAATCTTGGTGAAATAGATGATATAGAATATTTCAAGAAAAAATTATATCGTTCTTTGAATGTACCTATTTCTAGATTAGAAGCAGAAGCTGGTTTTAGTCTTGGTCGTTCTACAGAGATTACAAGAGATGAACTTAAATTTACAAAGTTTGTACAAAGATTAAGAAAAAAGTTTACACCCCTATTTACTGATATTCTAAAAACACAACTTATACTTAAAGGTGTGATTACTTTAGAAGATTGGTCAAAGATATCACAACATATTCAGTATGACTTTTTACAAGACGGACATTTTGCAGAACTCAAGAAAGCAGAACTACTTGAAGATAGAATTAATGCATTAGGAAATATTGAAAGTTATATTGGTACTTTCTTTAGTAAAGAGTGGGTACAGAAAAATGTACTGAACTTTACTGACGCTGAGATTGGTGCGATGCAACAACAGATGAATAAAGAAGCTGGCTTAGACCCAGACGAGGGTGGAGTTGATATACCACAAAACACAGATGGTATCACAAGATTCCCATCTATGGATGGTGCACCAATACCTGCAGATGACTTAGATGCATATGATGGTAAAGCACCACCAGAAAAAAATGGAGATAAATAATGAGTGCAGAAAATTTCGTAAATGAATTACAAAAAGGTAATAACTTAGGTGCAGAGGATGCATTTAAATCTGTAATGACTGACTTAGTAGGTAATGCATTAGAGAATAAAAGAAAAGAGGTAGCTGGTTCTTTTGTAAAGAATCACATACCAGAAGTAGAGGAAGATGAAACAGTTTAACGAGTTATACACATCTCTCCCAGAGAAAGATGAACATAAAAAATCTAAACAGTATAAGAAACTTTCTCCAAAGATGAAAGACGCTGTTGATGAGATTTTTAATAAAATGGACTCTAAGCCTTCGGATTTCCTAAATACTTTTGAAAAAACTATAAATCAAATATCTAAAAAATATAAAGTATCCGAAAAGGAACTTATGGGATATTTTGAAAAAGAAATGTTAGCATTTTAAGGAGTTAAATAATGTCATTCGTAACAACAACATTGAGAGATACAGTAGTTAATGCAGCAAAAGCTGGTGGAATGGTAACAGTAAAAGCAGTATTTGATAATGATACCGCAACTAACCTTATTCTAGATGCCCATACCTTGTCTGGTTTTGCGAATGGTGCAAAGGTAGATATACTAAGAGCATGGTGGTCATTTACTCAAGGTACTGCAGCTGGTAATACTGGTGACTGTATCATTGAATTTAAAGGTGCTTCATCTGATGTTGTTGCATTACATCTTGCTGGTACTGGACACTATGATGGTTCTGCAGGTGCAATTAAAGCAGCTGCAACAAACACAACCGCAACATCTTCTGATATCACAGCAGAAACTAGAGGAACTTCTGGTTTTGTAATATTAGAGTGTAGAAAAGATGAAGCATATACTTCATAAAGGATAAAATAATGTACACATTAAAATTAATATCAGAGAATACAGAACACGATACTGATTATTTAATTGAACAAGATGAAAAGACTGGTAATAAGAATTACAAGATTAAAGGTATTTTCATGCAGGCTGATATTAAAAATCGTAATGGTCGTATCTATCCTATGGAAATTCTTAATAAAGAAGTAAAAAGATATAACAAAGAATACATTAATGAGAAAAGAGCTTTTGGAGAGTTAGGTCACCCAGATGGCCCGACTGTAAATCTGGAAAGAGCATCACATATGATTACTGCTCTATACCCAGATGGAAAGAACTTTATCGGAGAAGCAAAAGTATTGTCTACACCTATGGGTGAGATAGTAAAGAATTTAATGGATGATGGTGCTAAATTGGGTGTATCATCAAGAGGTATGGGGAGTTTAGACCAGAAGAATGGTGCTAACTATGTGAGAAATGATTTTTACCTTGCAACTGCTGCAGATATTGTTGCAGACCCAAGTGCTCCTAACGCGTTTGTTGAGGGTATAATGGAGGGTAAAGAGTGGATTTGGAACAATGGTTTAATAAAAGAAGCCGATGTTGCAGATATTAAAATCAACATTGAGGAAAATGCACGGACAAATAATTCTAAAGCCAATGCTTTAGAGTTCGCAAAGTTTCTTCAAAAACTTTAATTTTATAAATAAAGTTAGAAAAAATAATTATAAGGAGTATATCCCCATGGCTAATGAATTAGACAAAACCATTGAGGAGCTAGAGGCAGAAGTACTTGACGAGCTTGAAGAAGCAGCCGGCAATGAACCTAAAGCTGGAGCTACGAAAATGGACAAGGCTGAAGATTTAAAAGATGGTGTAACAGGCGAGGAAGAAATCGCAGGCGGAACACCACAAAAAGTTGTATCTTCAAATGTAGGAGCTGATGCAGCTAAACCTAACAAAAAAGATTCTAGTATCCCAACAAAAGGTGCCGCAGACAAAATGGACAAACCTAATGATGGAGATTCTAAAGTTGCCAAACCTCTTGCTGCTGGATTCGAAGCAGACGGAGAAGAAGAACTTTCTGAAATGGACAAAATGGAAATGATGAAGAAAGAAATGGCAAAAATGACAAAATCTGAAATGGCTTCCAAAATGCAAGAAATGATGAAAGGTGCTAAGAAAGAGCAACTCATGGCTATGTATAATGGAATGCAAAAAGAAATGTCACACGAAGAAATGTCACCAGAGGACAAAGAGAAAAAAGAATCTGTTGAAAATCGTTTGAAGTCTATTGACGTTTCTGAGCACGTTAATGCATTAATGAATGGTGAGGGTGACCTTTCCGAAGAATTTAAGAGAAAAGCTGCAACTGTGTTTGAGGCTGCTGTTAAATCAAAAGTTCGTTCTGAAGTAGAAAGAATGGAAGACGAATATAAATCTGAACTGGAAGAAAATATAAACACAACAAAGGGTGAGTTAACTGAAAAAGTTGACACATATCTTAACTATGTTGTTGAAGAATGGATGAAAGAGAATGAGTTAGCTATCGAAAGAGGCTTAAAGGGAGAAATCGCTGAAGACTTTATCTCTGGTTTAAAACAGTTGTTTGAAGACCACTATGTTGATGTTCCAGATGAAAAATATGATGTGTTAGAAGCACAATCAGAGAAAATTTCAGAACTAGAGGGTAGAATTAACGAGATGATGGAAGAGCAAATCCAAACAAAATCTGTTAATGCTACACTAGTTAAGGAGCAGGTAATGTCAGAACTTAGTTCAGACCTTGCCGAAACAGAAATTGAAAAGTTTAAGTCACTTATCGAAGATGTAGATTTTACTACTGAAGAATCTTATCGTGAGAAGCTTAGTACTCTAAAGGAAAGTTATTTCCCTAAGACACTTACTGAAGTTGTGACCGAAACAATTGATGATGTAGATACTGGCACAGCACAGGACATTGACACAACTGACTCAATGCAAGCATATATGGCTGCAATTGGTAGGACTGTTAAAAGTGCAAAATAACAAAATTTTATAAATAGTAGAAAATAATAAGGAGAAACCAAATGTTTCAAACAGAACATCTACAAGAAAAGTGGCAGCCAGTCCTTCAACACCCTGATCTTCCAGAGATCAAGGATAGTTACAGGCGTGCCGTTACTACAATCATCTTGGAAAACCAAGAGAAATCAATCAAAGAGGACAGAGCATTCTTAAATGAATCAGCACCTACTAACTTTATCGGTGGTAATGCTGGTTTAGATACCTTTGATCCAATTCTTATTTCACTAGTAAGACGCTCTATGCCAAATCTAATTGCATATGATATCTGTGGTGTTCAGCCAATGACTGGCCCAACAGGACTTATCTTTGCAATGAGAGCAAGATTTGCATCAATGGATGGTGCAGAAGCACTTGCTGATGAGGCAATGCCAGATATTGCTAACCAAAACGCTGCTGGTACAATTGGTGGCGGAGATATTGGTGCAACAGAAACTAACCCTGCCGTACTAAACGACAGCCCAGCTGGAACTTATGTTTCTGCAACAGGTATGACAACAGTACAAGGTGAGGCACTTGGTGACTCTGGAACAAATGCATTCGCAGAGATGGCATTCTCAATCGAGAAGCATACTGTGACTGCAGTAACAAGAGCTCTAAAAGCAGAATATACTATGGAACTTGCTCAAGACTTAAAAGCAATTCATGGTTTAGACGCTGAAACAGAACTTGCAAATATCCTATCTGCTGAGATTCTTGCAGAGATTAACAGAGAAGTTGTAAGAAACATCTATGTTTCTGCTGTAAAAGGTGCAGCTGTAAATACAACTACTGCTGGTATCTTTGACTTAGATACAGACTCAAATGGTAGATGGTCAGTTGAGAAATTCAAAGGACTAATGTTTGCGATTGAGAGAGATGCT